TTCCCCCCGGTGGCCCTGCACACTAATGACATGAACCACCGGGGGCTTTAAAAAAAGGTTTTATAAAACAGAGGGGAACTAGAACATGAAATTGAAGACCGTTAGTGCCAAGGAGCTTTTGGAAAAGACTACATTCAAACTCAATATTGATACAGAAGATCCCATTAAGGTCGAGTCGCATTTATTTCCCGAGAACGAACTTTACGCGAATGGACAACCTACGGGACTGTATGTGTCCATAGGAGATGTTCATGGACTTATAGGGCCTGAAGATACGTGTAACCTTGTAAGGTATTGGCTTACAAACACAGACCTTTCTCCTAGCGATCCGCGACTTACGCTTATAAGACAAATTGCAGGAGGCAAAATAGCCCAAGGATGGAACAGACGCAACAAAAGGATACACTTACCAGAACGGGAGGATTATGGGGAAAATAAAGGATGCAAGAAAAAAGAAGAGATTAACACTTCTTAACGTTGCTGATTACTGCGGAGTAACTGTTAGAAGTGTGTGTAGTTGGGAGAAGTATGATTGTGTTAATAAACTAGAAGATGCATTCATGTTATCCGAAATCTTAAAAGTTCCACTTAAAGAGTTAAGGCAGAATGAAAAAAATTAATGACTTTCTGGCGTTAACAAAGCTCAAAGTGGAACACGTAGAACTCCAGAGCGGGAAACATATAGCTAGAATACCTAATGCCAAATTCTATACAGGCAATCAAGGTAAGTCGATGGACATTTCTGGTTCTGGAGATACGTCAGAAGAAGCCATTGAAGACCTATTCTGGCAAGCAAGAAACTCAAGAATAGAAACTCCATCTGCAAATTGGAACATGCCTTACTTTACGTGAATGGTACTGACATGGGTGGAGTATGTTTTATGTCACCATAGAGAACTCAATCTTACCTGTGTATAGATATGATAGACAACAATAGGTGGGGATGTCTATTGTATCGTTCAGATATATTGAGTGTGTGACGCCTAGAGTTTATATGACTCTGGGTAAGGGGGGCATACAAAGCCCATGTCAGTTTGAAATATTTCAAACTGTTACCTTTCTTTTCCTTCGGGGGGGGGTGTTATTTATGAGGATGTATGATGTCAAGGTTGATCTTCAGGTTGAAGCGGGAACTCAGGGTGAGGCGATATCAAGGGCAGGGCAGGTAATGGAGGCTCTGGAACACTTTGAACGTATTCTTGACGAAAATAAATCCTTCCATTACAATTACACAACCGGACTTGCCACAGAGATTTACCCGAGGTCCGGTTTCATGGCCCCTCTTTAGCAGTATAATATTAAGGAGACACAAGATGATTAAAGGTAAACCTAGAGAATTCAAGGATTTCCCTATACATCCCGAAGGACGCTTTGACGGAATCTTGTACGCTTGGAAATGCTTGGGAGAAAGAACAAATCAATACGGTAACACAAATACTATAATTATGGAGCGTATAGAAAGTCTCACAGAGAAGATACCTTCAGGTGAATATAAAGGCAATCCTTTTACTGTGGGAATATTTTATAATCTCGTATGGGGAAATCCCAAGAGACGTACTGGAAACTTCATGCCCAAGATGCAAAAGATGAGGGAAGTTATTCTTGATCGCAGACTAACTGAAGATGAGTGGTATCAATTTGATCCTTATAAGAACATGGGATTAAGGGTAAGATATCGTGTTTGGCATGATCCTAAAAGTGATGGATCTAATGATGTATGGGTTAACGCAGAAGTTACAGAACGATTAGATGATCAGACTATAGGTGAACAGTTTAACGAAACTGAAGTTGTTGAGCCTGAAGAAAGTAGTCAGGCTTTTATTGCAGGGGAAATGGATCAAGCTCAAATCAGTGGAAGTCCATCTACATCAGTAAAAAAACCTGATTTACCTGGACCTCCAGAACCAGATATACACCCAAAGAAGAAAGAGTATGCATGTAAGCTTGTTAATCTTATGGCATCAAATGGGTTGTACACAGAGAATCAAGCAGTTAATGCTCTCATGTGGATAGATACTAATGATCTTACAAGAAATGAATTTGAGGGATGGTGGCCTCCGTTTGAGGCTGCTGTAATAGAGGCTTCAAAAGAGAAAGGATTTACTATTCCAGAAGCAGAGATACATCCAATGAGTAAGGGGGAGGATAGTTTGCCCATATGACAAACACACTGCAAGAATATGATGCAGCTAGAGACTCTATTGCAAATACTATTCTCAGTAAATTATCTCTTGGAGCACGACTGCTGAAAATTAGGAATGAAAAATTATACATAGGTCTAGGATTTGAGAATTTTAAGTCCTTTTACACAGCACCACTTGAGTCCGGTGGCCTAGGATTAGTACAAAGATCTGCAAATGAATGTGTAAAAGTAGTAGACAAACTTATGATTGAGTGTGAATATTCCGTAATAGATCTAGTTAAATTACCGTGGGACAATCTTGTTATACTTGCTCCCATCATTACCGTAAACAATCATAAGGAGGTTATGAAGGATGCTGAAGTGCTTACAGCAAGAGACTGTCTGCTTAACAAGAAGCACGGAAAGTACTTAGGCGAAGAGCAAAAATTAGAGGCAACTAAAGAACCCAAGAAAAGTAAAACGATAACCTCACAATGTCCACGCTGTCACAAATCTATTCAAATTGAAACCACGAGAGGAGCAATTATTGGAACAGTTAACTAGGGAGGCTTGAATGAGTCCATCAGCTAGAACACTAGCGCAACTTAAGAAGTATGGAATACCAGCTTGTGTTGTAGAAAGATGGGTAGCTCCAGCACAGAAACGTATAGACATGTTTGGCTTTGCCGACATTGTGGCGATATATCCAGATGGCATTACAGCTATACAGGTAACGTCAGGATCAAATCACTCTAAACACAAGATTAAAATATTAGAAAACGATAAGGCTCCCATGTGGCTTGAACGTGGGGGTCTTATCTCTCTATGGAGCTGGAGCAAAAAGAAGCTTAAGCGTGGTGGGA